AATGGATATGTTTGAGGATTATTTCTATCAATACAATAATTGGATTAACAGACAAAACGCAAGAACTTCTGGAACAGGATATGCAGATATATTAAAAAGCCTTGTTGAAGTAATTGAACAGTTTTCAGTAACTAATTTTTTAGCTCAGACTTTAGCAAACACTTATGCATTACCAGCTGATTATTATTTTATAGATAAGTTATTTTACTATCCTGATGTATTATCAACTGGCACAAATACTACAGTAACCGCCTTTAAGTTAACTGACTCTGCTGCAACTTTTTCTAATTTAACAGCTCCATACACTCCTCCAGTAGGAAGTATAATAGTTAACACTACCACAAGTTCTGAATGTTTTGTTACTAACGTAGATAGTCCAACTGTGCTATCTATAAGCGGAAATATTATGAATATAAATGATAATTATGTTATTTATAATAATGCTAATATAAATGAAGTGGAAAGAGTTAGTCAAAATAAAATATTTTATTTAACAAGCTCTCCATTAACAGCTCCATCAGCTCAATTTCCTGCCTATGTATTAGAGGGAAATACTGTTACAGTATACCCTTCTGTAATTGGCCCTAACGTAGGTAGTAGTGTTTTTAGCCAATGGTCAAGAACAAGTATAAAGTGTCAGTACATTAGGTATCCACTATCTCCACAATGGACATTCGTTACATTAGCTGGAGGAGAACCTATCTTTAATAACACAGCAGCATCTTTTCAAGATTTTGAATTGCCTGACTCAGATGAACCAGCTTTGATTGCAAAAATTTGTCAGTATGTAGGTATAGAAATAAGAGAGGCTGATGTTTATCAATTTGGTACACAAGAATTAAACGAAGAAACTCAAACAACAACATAACATGGCATATATAAATGATTATCAATATTACGAGAATGGGGGAGCTACACCTGAAGATGCTAATTGGGGTTCTTATCAGTATACTTCTTTAGAAGATATAGTAAATAATTTTATGTTAATGTATCAAGGTAACAATGAGTTGTTAAATAACTTAAGTAGGTATCAAGTTTTGTTTCACGCTAAGCGAGGAATACAAGAACTTAACTACGATGCTATGAAAGAAATTAAAATTTTAGAATTAGATGTATGTAATTCTTTAAGATTTGTTTTACCGCAAGATTATGTTAACTGGGTAAGAGTTTCTGTTTATAGAAACGGAATGTTACTTCCTTTAGTAGAAAATATACAAACTAATTGGAGTGGTGCATACTTGCAAGATAATGATTGCAATATATTATTTGACCAAGATGGTAATGTTTTAAAACCTCAACATTCTGGTTTAGATATGGATAGAATATTGGGGAGTAAAAGAAGTATTTATTTAAACAATAACAGTCCATTTAATAATCAAACAGGATATAATGTAGATGGAAGTTGGTACTTTGATTATGCAATAGGAGCAAGATTTGGTTTAAATACTGAAACAGCGAATCAAAATCCTACGTTTAGTATAGATAAAAAAGGTGGTGTTATAAATTTTAGTTCAGGTGTTATAAATGATATGGTAATAGTTGAGTATGTTTCGGACGGTATGGAAACTGGTAATAATGCTAAAATAGAAGTTAATAAACTTTTTGAAGATTATTTATATGCTTACGTTAGATACGCTCTTTTAAATAGCAGACTGGGAGTACAAGAATATATAGTTAATAGAGCAAGAAAAGACAAATCTTCTTTATTAAGAAATGCAAAAATACGATTAAGTAATATACACCCTGGAAGACTCTTGCAAAATTTAAGAGGTCAGGCTAAATGGATAAAATAATATGGCGTTAACTAGCATGAACTTTATTGGTGGTAAGATGAATAAGAGTGTTGATGAACGTCTTATTCCAGATGGTGAGTATATTGATGCTTTAAATGTACGTTTAGGATCAACAGAAGGTACAGAGATAGGAGCTGTAGAAAATTCTAAAGGTAACACTCAATTAACCTCAATAGATTTTGCAGGTACTGCTTTAATAAACCCAACGACTATAGGTGCTTTTGCTGATGGCGTAAGAGAAACTATGTATTGGTTTGTTGCGGCAGACAATTATGATATGATTTTATCATTTCATACGCCAACTCAACTTATAACTCAACATGTAGTAACTATAAATGTTTTAAATTTTAATCCAAAATATTTAGTTACAGGAGTAAGTTTAATAGAAAATTTATTGTTTTTTACAGATGATTTTAATCCTCCTAGAAAAATAAATATAACAAGAAATTATGAAGACCCTACTGGATCGGTTGATGGTATTATAGAAGAAGATATTAGTGTTATATTAAAACCACCAGGATACGAACCATTAGACAATCTTCCATCACCAACAGTAGAGTTGTTAAACATTCCAGGGGAAGAAAATTATTTGGAAGATAGGTTTATATCTTTTGCGTACCGATACAGATATTTAGACAAAGAATATAGTGCAATATCATTATTTACTGTTCCTGCTTTTCAGCCAGGTGTTTTTAGTTTAGACCCAAGTAGTTATAACAATAATGGAATGCAAAATCTTTTTAATTCCGCAAATGTAACTTTTGATACTGGCTCAAAAAGAGTTTTAGAAATAGATATATTATATAAATTAACAACGTCATCTACTGTATACGTTATTGAAAGGTTTGTAAAAAGAGATTTAGGCTGGGGTGATTTTACAAATCAAACTATTTTATTTACAAACAGTAAAATATATACAACATTAGGTTCAGACGAACTTTTAAGATTATATGACAATGTTCCAAGATTATCTAAAGCTCAGACAATTATGGCTAACCGTTTAGTATACGGTAATAATGTAGATGGGTACAATATATCAACAGCATCAGGAGAAACTATTTCACAAAATTTTATTACAAGTCCTTTACATACTGATATTTCTTCAGTAGAGGGGCCTAGTGCAAGTTTTAATACAGGTGTGGCAGGTCAGGGTAACGCATTAACTTATTCTATAAACCCTAACAACCCTACTTATGGTTATGCTAATAGTACAGTAACATTTGATTTGACTAATTTTGTAGCTAATCCATCGGCAGGTATAGTTAATAAACTGGTTGCTGGAACTCAGTTAACATTTAATTTTTCAGTACAAAGTAAATCTTGGTTTTCAACATCAACAAACGTTGGTGGAACCGTGCAAACAACATGTACAGCTGCAGGTCTTCCTATTGTAGATTGTTCGTGTTATCCAGTATGGACAGGAACTGATTCTCCTTTTGATTTAAGTTTTACTTTTAGATTAGATCAAGATTATTCTAGTGTTTTTGATATGGTTAATAGCTCAGAGTTTCAAGCTCAAGTAGGAACTGAGGTAAACATAAATGTTGGATTATTAAATACATGTGGAACTTCCACGCAAGGAACATCTATGGCTGATCGTTTTAATTGTAACGCTGCAGATGTTCCACAGATTTGTGCTTATTCAAAATACAATAGTAGTATTAATGACACAACTGCGCAACAAGGTTTTAATTTGACTACTGTACCATCAGATAATACTTTTTCATTACAGTTAATTGCAATGAATTCACGATACGTTGATGGAGGTGGAATTACACATGATGTATATGAATTTTTTGAATTTATAAATGCAAGTTATTTTTATATAAACGAACAAGACACGTCAAGCCTACATAGTAATAGAGATTATGAAACAGGTATTGTTTATATGGATGAATATGCTCGTGCATCTACTGTATTAGTTTCTTTATACAATACAGTTTATATGCCTCCTGCTACATCTGTAGATAAAAATCAAATAACTGTATCTATACCAACTATTGACCAGGCTCCTTATTGGGCTAACTCTTACAAGTTTGTTGTTAAACCAAGTGCTACTAACTACGAAACTATTTTTGTAAATTTCTTTTATGTAGATCCTTTAACTAATGTTACTTATTTTAAACTTGAAGGTGATAATCAAAATAAAGTAGAAACAGGACAAACTTTAATAGTAAAAAAAGACACTAATGGAGCATTAAGTCAAGAGATAAAAGTTACAGTTTTAGCAGTTGAAGCAGAGGCAAGAAACTTTTTAAACGCTGACCCTACTGCAAATCCATTACCTAATGGGCCGCAGCTTCCTGGCTTATACATGCAACTTAAAACAAATAATTTTTCTGCTGCATCTCAAGATGGCGATGTTATAGGCCCTTTTCCAAATGTAGATGCAGGAAATACTGTTTCTGGTACTTTTCCTTGTAATCCACCTGAACTTTGGGTAGGGACAAAATCATTTCAAAACAACGGAGCATTTACTTACAATAGATGGATGTATAGATTAGCAACTTTTAATGATTTAAACAATCCTTCTTTTGGTGCTATGACAAACATTGATATACCATCTGGATCTGTTATTCAAATTCGTATACGAAATAATAGAAGAGGGAGAGGAAGTAGCTGTGAAGCAATTGATTATGTATATGAAAAACAATATGTAGCATCACAAGACTATGCAACTTTTTCTGCGTGGTGGTTTGGAGATAATATACAAATAGATTCTGGAATTGTAATATCTGGTAGCCCAACTAATACTTTTTTCAATAGTATTGTAAACTCTGCTACCTCTCCTCCGTGTAAAGGAGACATACCTTTTCCAGCTTCTATGTTTGACGCTGAATATAGATTTATAAAAGACCCTACTGGAATAGAATATTTAGCTATAGCTAATGCAATACCTTATTGTCAAGGAAGCCTTTTTGCTAATATACGAACATCTAAATCAAGAATGTCTTTAATTGTCTATAGAGCTGATAATGCAGTTATATTTGAAACAGAACCTACAGACGCTGACCCAAATTTGTTTTACGACTCTTCTGAGAAATATCCAGTAGTTCATACCTCTCAAAAAAGTTATCACGCTACAGGGCCTGTTAAGGCTAGTGGTACGACTTCAGCAGTTATAGCTAATAGCTTGGTAGATAACACCGCTTCTTTTATACAGGCAGTTTCTATAGGAGATTTTGTGTATAACCGTACTACTGGTAATGCATCTAACGTAGCTAAAGTTACCGCTATAGTAAGCGCAACACAACTTACATTAGATACTAATGTATTTTTAGCCAATTTACAAAATTACACTATAACACGTCCTTATGCAGGAAATGTTAATCAAGACAACACAACTCCAGCAACTGTAATTCTTCCTTTTGCAAATTGTTATTCTTTTGGAAATGGAGTAGAAAGTTTTAAAATTAAAGATGCTTTAGATGGAAGAAGCTTTCAATTAGGTGAAAGAGTTTTGGCAGTTTCTAATGCGGATTTTAAAGAAGCAGATAGATTTGCTGGCTTAACATATAGCGGAGTGTTTAGTGGACAAAATAATTTAAATAATTTAAATGAGTTTAATTTAGGGTTAGCAAACTTTAAAGATTGTGAAACATCTTTTGGCCCTATACAATATTTGTTCGCTAGAAGAACAGATGTACTGACCTTACAAGAAGATAGAATAACATATGTAATGGCAGGAAAAAATATATTAACTGACGCTGTAGGTGGTGGACTTGTAACATCGGTTCCTGAAGTATTAGGAGAACAAGTTGCTAGACCAGAAGAATATGGTATGAGTTTTAATCCAGAAAGTTTTGCTTCTTTTGGAACTAGCATGTATTTTACAGATACAAAAAGAGGAGCTGTTTTAAAGCTTACAGGAGTTTCTCCTACTACAGATTCTTTAGATATTATATCACAGTATGGTATGCGTTCATGGTTTAGAGACCAATTTGCAGCTCAACTTAATACTCAAAAACTAGGAGGATTTGATCCTTACATGAATGAATTTGTACTAAACAGTAATACTATTGCAGTTCCTGTAGTGGTTCCTAACATACCATGTGATCAGTCTATACAACAAACAACTGCTTCAGCATATTCTTATACTGTAGATGCAGGTGAGGTAATAGGAACTGTAAGTATTCTTTTAACAGTAGCAGCCTCAAGTGCAAATGTTGCGTTATCAGCAGAGTGGAATGGAAACGTATTTCCTAATGCACCAGTAGGCCCTGGTTCATATACATTTATAGTTAACAAAACATCTAGTACTCCTACAACAGTAGATATTACTATTACACCATCAGGCACAGCAACGTGGACATCTCAAGTTAAATGTCCGCCAGAAAACTTAATAACAGTAACTCAAGTTGTTTTAACCACAGCTCAAGATGCAGGTAAATATATTCACTCTGAATATTATTGGACTAACGGTACTGTAACAAGCCCTATATCAAGTGCTATGGTTACATTTGGTTCAAGCTCTACAGTAGCATCATTATATTTTCCTCAAACTGGAATAAGGTCTCTTGGAATTTTCCCATACAATGGTGTTAATTTAGTCCTTAGAAATAATAAAATAAATTTTGATGATTTTGATTTTGTTCCAACTTCTAATAAATTTATGTGGCTAAGCACTAATACTGTATATCAAAATACCGCATCAGATATCCAAGCATTATTAGGGGCTGCCGCAACTATAACCCCCAATACAAACCCATCAACTGGAGTGTATGAAGGTACAGTTTCTGCAGCTAGTATACCTTTAAATCAAAACCAATTGTATTTAATTCAAGACTTACGAACTGTTACTTCACAAAAATTATGTTATAGTGCAGTAAGCGCACAAGAAGCTTGTTGTGATTGTAACTCAACAGGTCAAGGGTGTATAGCAAACCCAGCGTGTTGTTTTGGTTGTACGTTAGTGTCAGTATCAGCAGTTAGAACTAATTTTACGGATGCTTGTAATGCTCCTTTTTTCACAATATATTATCATTCAGGAATTAATACTGAGCCAGTTATTGGAGATATTGTATATTCGTCTTCTATTTGTGACCAAGGAACTCAAGCAGGTACTGGTTATTATAAAATGACTCAATATAACAAATGGATAAGAGTAGATGGAAGTGGAATAATTATAAATATAGGAAATTGTTAAAAAATTAAATTATGGCAGGATGTATTGGAACTTATTATTATGATGGAACAGATTTTGCTGGTTCTACATCTATATATACAGACTCAGCTTTAAATACAGTTGCACCAGATGGATGGTATAGTTTGAACGGTTTATCTAGACGTATGTTAAACGGAATTTTAGAGCAAGCTCTTGCATGTCTTGGGTGTGCATCTCCATGTTCGGTTACGCCAAGTGCTAATAACGCAGGTGGAGGTCTTTATAAAGCAACAATAGATTTAGGCACAGCAACAGGTGCTGTAATATTAACTTTTAATGTATTTAATATTCCAGATAAAATGTCTTGGATTTATGATGGGGTAACAGCTTCAGAGTATTCTTCTCCAACTTTTGGTTATTTGGAAGGAGTAATAGGAAATTCTGCTTCAGCAGGTTCACCTACTTACTGTTCTTCAAACATAGGAAGTGGAATGAACAATTCAAATGGAAGTAACGGAGGTATTTATCCTAATATTCCTGTATATAATTGGGATGCTGGTTCAAATAATTTTGTAGCATCAGGAGCAACAAGTACATTAGGGCCATACGCAAATCAAGCAGGTGGAGGTGTGAGTTTTACAAGTACCACTCCAGGTACGGTTGTAATGGTAGTACCAAAACCAAATGCATCACCTAACCTTATGCAACTTAATATAGAAGCTCCTTGTTCAGGAACAGCCTGGTCAATGGTATCAAGCTGTCCAGTAGCTTTAACACGAACATTAACTACAGTAGTTAAGACAACTCAATCAGATGCATGTAATGCACCAACTAGAGCAACACCTATGTATAACGCTCCTGTAAATGGAACAGCTGGAGTAATAGGTTTATACGACTGGGTTTTTACTGACGCTAATGGAGTTACACCAGCAGCAGCAGGGTTTTATTCTAGCGGAGCGCAAGGAACTGGCGCACCTGTATTTGAAGTTTCATCGGATGGAATAGTATCCAGTATAACTACCTGTCCTTAAAATATAATTTATGTCTATACCTACTTGCCCAACATTATCATTTTCAGGCCCTCCAGTACAAGGGTGGCCATCATTTTATTCTTTTTGTCCAGAATGGATGCAAGGAATGAATAGTTATTTTTATTCATTTAGTGGAGGTAATTTATTCAGACATAACACAAACCCACTTAGAAATAATTATTATAATGTACAATCATTTTCTACAATAACTGGGGCTTTTAATGTAGAGCCACAAACCATTAAACTTTTTAAGACTATGTCTTTAGAAAGTGATAGTGCGTGGACGGTAACTTCTTTATCTACAGATTTAAGTACAGGGTCAATGTTAAACACTTACTTTGAGCAAAAAGAAGGAGAATGGTTTTCTTATATTAGATCAAATTCAGGAGCTGTAGATTGGAATTTACGTTCAGCAAATGGAATAGGAAATAATATTAATGTTTCTGGGCCTTTAAATGCTACAGTTATAACATTTTCTTTACCTGACTCTCCTGGCTTTATTATAATGGCAGGTACAGCAGCACAAGGA